AAGAAATCGGCAAGCCAACTTTTGCCAAGGTTATCGCTGTTTTCGTTTTGAGTAATTAGCAGGCACATAATCAAATGCTCCAAAGTAAGTAAGTGGCAAGGATAATTGCAGAGAGCGCGAGCGCGTAGAGCATCATTTTAATGGCAGTCATTATTTGGCCTCCGCTTTGGCTAAATTGTGCAAAACGTAAAACCGGAATAGTTCATCCGGATTTACTTGAATAAAACCGTTTTCGCTGTCATCGTCTAAAACAGCTTCCATTAAAATCTTTACTGCTAATTGTTCGGCAGTCATTACATGGCCCCCTTTTCTTTATAGTAGGCGCGGAGCGCGGCGGTATCGGCGCGATTTTCGGGCCGGTTGATATATTCCATGAAGGCCAGGGCCGTGAGATTGTTAGCGCTAGTATCGCGGGAAAAGAACCAACAGATACGGGCAAACTCTAAACAGGCCAAAACAGTAGAGGCTTTCAACGTGCCGCGAAACATTCTGAACTCGATTGTTGAATAGTTCCGAAAATTCAGGGCTTCATAACGTGAGGCCTCGTTTAATGACTGGAGCGCATCCATTCTGGAATATCCCTGTTTGGTTCTGTTATGTGCTCGCTGTAGCCAGTATTTATCATTCTTTTTGTCGCACACTTCCGCATAGCCATTTGATGCGCGGCGGGCCAGTAGGCGAATAAAATCCTGATTTTCCGGCGCATGGATGAACATGATCAACTTGGCCGCGTGGTACATCGTCATGCTCGCCTTACAAACGTGGACGTGCAATCCGCACGTGGTAGTGTTGTGGCTTTGGGCATTGGGAATTTTGCCCGATACCAACAAACGCTCTAACATGGCGCGGTGTGTGGATATGCCGGAATAGCCAGTGACAATCTCAAAACCGTCATCCAAAGAACCGTCATTTTCGCAGAGCGCGTACCTGTAGCCATCCGGGGTTTTCCCGGCGCGGTCTATCACATAGCGGGCGGCGTTTAATCTGTTTGTTGTTTCCAATTCTAGTTCCAACCCTACCAGTACGCGGGGTGTTTCCTTGTCCGCATCACTTGGGATGTGGCCCAATATGCGGCGGCTTGTGTGATACTCGCCGATAATCTCGCGATCTGCGCGCGTGCCGCCGTTGCGATGATTGTCGTCATTATCGTAGCCGTCACTGTCGTAGCCGTCACTGTCGTAGCCGTCACTGTCGTAGCCGTTGCGGTCATAGCCGTCCTCGTTGTAGCCGTTGCGGTCATAGCCGTCCTCGTCATAGCCGTCACTGTTATAGCCGTACCTGTCATAGCCGTCCGCGTTATAGCCGTACCTGTCATAGCCGTCCGCGTTATAGCCGTCACTGTTATAGCCGTCACTGTTATAGCCGTCACTGTTATAGCCGTCACTGTCGTACCCTTCGCGATCAAACCCCCAATGATCGTACCCTTCGCGGTCGTACCCGTCCGCATCAAACCCCGCCGGGTTGTAACCTTCGCGATCAAACCCGGCCATGTTATAGCCGTCCGCGTTATAACCTTCAGAATCGTATTCCATCGCCACATCGCATGAATAGGTTTCCATTATTTGCCCTCCTTATTGTAAATAACGCCCTTTTCCCCGTCCCATTCACCTACACCGGGTAGGGCATTACATATTTCGGAATTGCCTTCAAAACGCACATAGTCGCAAGCGGCCCGGCAAGCCTTTATCCACTTGCCGAAAGTGAAGTATTCACGCTCTCCAAGATGATTGGTCATTTTCAAATTCTCCGATGTTATTAAAAAAGGGTACAGCAAGGGGCATAGTAAAAGACTGTTTTGCGGTTGTCAAACGTTGTCGCGGATTGTCGCGAAAATGACGGCGGGTGACAACCGCGAGCCCTAGCAGTGGCGCGGGGTGGCCCTGTTTTATGCCAGATTGTCATTTATATATAAATAGTAAGGGATATAAATATGAAAATTTAGGGTTTAGCGCAAAACGCCCAAAAATCCTGTAAACGCCAGACGGATTTTATTTGCGTGACAATCTGATTTTTGACAATTTAGCCTTGAAACCCGCGCCAATGCTAGGGTGTAAATTGTCACGTTTGACAATGTAACACCCCGTCCCCGCTCTGCACCCCCCAAAATGCACACCGCGCACTATTACATGGCCGCCTGTTTATTGGTGACAAGGTGACAATGTGGCATAGGTGCGGCCAGCAGGTGCGGCCAGCAGGTGCAGGCGGCTTAATAAGCCTGCACCTGCTGGCCGCACCTGCACCTAGCCGCCTGCACCTGCACCTGCTGGCCGCACCTGCACCTGCTGGCCGCACCTGCACCTGCTGGCCGCACCTGCACCTAGCCGCCTGCACCTAGCCGCCTGCACCTGCACCTGCTGGCCGCACCTGCACCTGCTGGCCGCACCTGCACCTGCTGGCCGCACCTGCACCTAGCCGCCTGCACCTGCACCTAGCCGCCTGCACCTGCACCTAGCCGCCTGCACCTGCACCTAGCCGCCTGCACCTGCACCTAGCCGCCTGCACCTGCACCTAGCCGCCTGCACCTGCACCTAGCCGCCTGCACCTGCTGGCCGCACCTGCACCTGCTGGCCGCACCTGCACCTGCTGGCCGCACCTGCACCTGCTGGCCGCACCTGCACCTAGCCGCCTGCACCTGCTGGCCGCACCTGCACCTAGCCGCCTGCACCTAGCCTTTGTGCATTGCGGCGGCGTGCTAGTAGCGGCTCGCGTGGTGCGTGGTGCAAGTCGTTGATTTTGCTAGGGGTTTTTTCGCCTATCCAAAAACGGGTTTTAGGGTGCCCCACCCACTCACACAAAAATGCAAAATTTCAATCTGCAATATATTATTTTGCACTTCCCTACCTGCCTACAAAAATTTTCAATTTTCAAATCTGCAACACAACTTATTGCAAAATAACTTACTTGCACAAAATCAAAAAAGGGGTTATTTTCGAGCCATGAAAAAACTGCCATCAGAATTTTTTGAAGTAACCGTTACCTTGAGTGAAATCAAGGCGACTGAACACGACCTTCACAAAATCTATGATGCGGCGTACAACGGACTGACAAAAGATGCTTTGGCAGTTAAGGCTGGATTTACTCCGCAAGCCTTTGCCACTTTGCTTGAGCATGACCCAAATGTAGGTCGAGCCATTTTAGAAGCCCGTGCTGAAAATCATTATCTTCATGCTAAGACCATTAACGACAATGCTGCTGCTGGTGATACCAAAGCGGCTATTTTTGGGCTTACGCATTTCCACGGGTATATGCCCGCCAAACCCGACAACGATGTAACCGAGGTTCGAGTTCTCGTAGAAAATGCGAATTAAACGAGTTGCACTCCAAAAATTACATTCTGGACAACAAGCCCTATTCGACCAGCGTGATCGCAACAATGCCGTGCGATGCGGGCGGCGATGGGGAAAAACCCGGTTCATGGAATGGCTGGCTGGTCGGGAATCGTCTTTTGGGGGCTCGGTTGGAATCTTTGCTCCGGAACACAAGCAACTGGCCGAGCCTTGGGATAATCTGCGGGCTACACTAGACCCCATTGTCAAAACCGCCAATCGTAATGACGGCACAATAAAACTTATTACAGGCGGCAAGATTGACTTCTGGACGCTAAATGATAATGAACTGGCGGGCCGGGGGCGTGAATATGACCTCGTGTTGATTGATGAAGCGGCATTTACCAAAAGCCCCCAGATGAAGGAAGAAATCTGGTTCAAGTCCATCAAGCCTACCCTTTTGGTGACTCGCGGTTCGACTTGGATATTCTCCACCCCCAATGGCGTTGACCATGACAACTTCTTCTATGCCGCTTGCAATGAAGATGACATGGCGTTCAAAACATTCCATGCCCCCACCAATACCAATCCGTTCATCCCGCTGGAAGAACTGGACTTAGAGGAGAAACGCAACCACCCTCTAGTGTTTAAGCAGGAGTACATGGCTGAATTTGTGGACTGGTCGGGCGTATCCATTCTGTCCATCGACAAAATGCTACCCCCGGTTGAGTACCCCAAGTATTGTTCGGGTGTGTTTGCTGTTATGGACTGCGCGGTTAAGGGCGGCAAAGAGCATGATGGCACGGCGGTGGTGTACTGTTCAATCACGGGCATGAGCGACAACCCCCTTACTATTCTTGACTGGGACATTGTGCAAATTGACGGTGCGTTGCTTGAGAATTGGATGCCGAGTGTTTTTTCGAGATTGGACGAACTGGCTACAAATACCAAAGCGGCGCATGGCAATATCGGCGTGTTCATTGAAGATACCGCCGCCGGGAGTATCCTGCTCCAGCAGGGCCGCAACCGGGGGTGGAATGTTCACGCGATTGATAGTAAGCTGACCCAATATGGAAAAGATGAGCGGGTTATCAACATTTCGGGCTATGTTCACCAAGAGAAGGTGAAAATGTCGCAATATGCGTATGAGAAAGTAGTGCCGTTCAAAGGGGCAACCCGGAACCATTTACTATCCCAGATAGCGACCTTCCGTATTGGTGATCCTGACGCAAATAAACGAAGTGATGACCTTTTGGATGCTGTGGTATATTCTATCGCAATCGGTGTCGGGGATAAATTCGGATTCTAACTATGGCTGATGTGACTTTTTCAGGTTCCACGCTTCCTTCAGAACTCATGGACTTGTTGAGTGTCGGCACTATTGAGCCCGGCACTCCAGCAGGCTATGGGGTGTGTAAAACCCTGTGGGAGTTCCATCCCCTCGGCGGTAAGCTGATCGAAAAGCCCATTACGCTAGCAATGTCCAAGCCCCGCGAAGTCAATATGGACTGCCATCCCAAGGATATGCTTATCAAAGCGTTCCTCAAAGAGTGGGATGACATCGGGGCAACCAACCATATCCGTGATGTGACCTATCTGAAGCGGGTGTACGGAGCCTCGGCCATTGTGTATGGCGCGGAAGGCATCCCCACTACCGACCCGATCAGCCCGTGGGACTTGCATAAGTTAAACTTATACTTTAACCACCTCGACCCGTTAAACTTGGCTGGTTCCATTGTGACCAACCAAAACCCCAACGCGCCGGATTTTCAGAAACCGTTACAATATATTACAGCGGCAGGTCAGCAATATCACCCCAGCCGTAGCGTGACGGTGTTCAATAATTCACCAATTTACTTGTCCTTCCAGCCCTCGGCCTTTGGTTATACGGGCCGTTCCGTGTTCCAGCGGGCGCTCTACCCCATGAAGTCCTTCATCCAGTCGATGATCACGGATGACATGGTGGCAATGAAGGCTGGTCTGCTGATTATCAAGCAAAAGCAGTCTGGCTCTATCGTAAATCGCGTGATGCAAGCCGCCGCCGGGGTGAAACGCTCATTCCTGCAACAAGGAACTACGGGCAACGTGCTGTCCATCGACACCGATGAGGATATTGAGTCCATTGACTTGACCAATACCAACACGGCAATGACAACTGCCCGTGACAATATCATCGCCAATATCGCCGCCGCCTCTGATGTTCCTGCCCTTTTGATTAAGGACGAAGCATTTGCCAATGGTTTCGGGGAAGGTACGGAAGATTCCAAAGCTATCGTGCAATATGTTGAGGGTATCCGAGCCGATATGCGGGTTCTGTACGAGTTTTTTGACCGAATCGTGCAACATCGTGCTTGGACACCCGAGTTTTTTGAGGCTGTGAAGGCCGCTCACCCAGATATTTACGGAAAACACACCTACGAACAGGCTTTTTACGAGTGGCAACACGCCTTTACTGCTACTTGGCAAAGCCTCATGGAAGAACCACTTTCCGAGAAAGTTAAGGTAGATGAAACCAAATTGAAGGGAATTACCGAGGTTTTACGCACAATTCTTCCAGTTATGGATGGCGAAAACCGTGCTTTGGCTATACAATGGGCGCAAGACAACCTCGCTGAAATGCCCGATACGTTCAAAAGCGACCTGCATTTGGATATTGAAAGCATCGCCGACTTCGTTGTTCCACTGACGGCCCCAACTGAACCGCCGTCCAAGGACTGAATATGCCGACAAAAAGCAAAGCGCAAGAAAGATTGATGCAAGGGGTTGCTCATAACCCTGCTTTTGCCAAAAAAGTCGGTATCCCCCAGTCTGTCGGTAAAGAGTTTATTGGCAAGGATGAAATTCCTGCCGAACCCACTATTTTCAGCACTCCCGATGAAGCGCCTATTGCCCCCCATTCAGGGCCAGAAGGTCGTGCCGCGGGTATCCTTTTTCTGACCCAAGAGTTTGAAACCGTCTTGATGCGCCGGGGCAACGGTGGGGACTTCCCCGGTACTTTTGGCCTCCCCGGTGGCCATCAAGAAGAAGGCGAAACTCTGGAAGATTGCGCTCGGCGCGAAGCGTTGGAAGAAACGGGCTTCAACTATGAAGGCCCGCTGGAATTGATACACGATGATGGTCAATTTGCCTCTTTTATCGCCCGCGATGTTGCAAAATTCGATGTTACAGTCTGCGATGAATCTACTGGCTATGTTTGGTGCAAGGTTGATGAAGCGCCTATGCCTATGCACCCGGGGCTTCAAGCTACTTTGCGTATCGCCAATGCCAGAACTGAAACCGATATTGCTGATTTGATGATGGAGGATATTCTCCCCAGTCCTCAGATGTATGCCAATATCATGCTTTTGGCTATTCGTATTACCGGAACTGGCCTTGCCTACCGCTCCAGCATTGGAGAACACGTCTGGCGCGACCCGTCCCTTTATTTGAACGATGAATTTCTGCGCCGTTGCAATGGCCTGATGGTGATTATGGATCACCCGGAAACTTCCGTTCTCACACCTGAAGAATTCAAGAATCGAGCCGTAGGGAGCGTCATGCTTCCCTACATTAAAGGCGATGAAGTATGGGGAATTGCCAAGATTTATGATGAAAGTGCGTCAGAAGAAATTTTAGAAGGCGAAATCAGCACTTCCCCTTCAGTAGTATTTGACAATACTGCTGGAAATACTACACTTACGACTGAAAGTGGGGAACCGCTTTTGATTGAAGGTGTACCCTTCCTCCTTGACCACATTGCAATCGTTACGAAAGCAAGAGGGTCAAAAGGGGTTTGGGACAAAGGCGGCGACCCCGCTGGTGTTCTTCTTAATAACCTTGAGGTATCTGATATGGATAAACTGAACGAGCCGAAGGCAGATGCCCAAGGCGATAAACTCGATGCCATTCTCAATGCCGTGAACGGTCTGGCCGCTCGCGTTGATGACATGGAAAAGAACCTTCCTGCTCCCCCCTTGGTAAAGGCGGCTGACAAGAAGGATGACGATGCTAAACATGATGACGATGATCGTTCCGATGACGATGATCGCGCTGACGATGATGAAGAAGATGATCGTAAGGATGACGATACCAAGGCCAAGAAAGCCAAGAAAGCTCGCAAAGATGCAGGCGAGTTTGAAGGCCCGGCTGGTGAAATCAAGCCTGACGATGATGATGATGACGATGACAAAGCCCGCAAAGCTGATGAAGAATCTGCCGCGTTTGCTGACTGTCAAGCCAAAGCTGACAGCGTAATGGCTGGCTTCGGTAAGTCTGCTTCCCGTCCTCTGGTTGGCGAAACCCTGACTGCCTATCGCAAGCGTCTGCTTCGTGGTCTGCAAGCCCATTCCGATTCTTTCAAGAACGTGAACTTGGCTTCTATCACCGATGCCGTTCTGCTGGATATGGCTGAAAAACAGATTTTTGCTGATGCAGTTGCCGCATCCAAAGCTGTTCACGCCGCTCCTGCTGGCCACCTGATCGCTATTCACGAAAAGGATGCCGCTGGCCGTACTATCACCCGTTATCGCGGTGCAATCTCGTCTTGGTTGAATGACTTCAAAGTTGATTCCATGCGCGTGACTGCTTTCCATACCGCTAACAATCAACGCTAAAGGAGTAAGCTATGTCAGCACAAATCTCTTTGCAACCGATGGCAACTACCAATGCCAATGGTCTGTTCAACACCAATAGTCAAGGTTACACCCAAGGTGATGCCCAAGACGATCCCGCAGTCAAATTCGCTTTGGCTGGTGGGTATCTTGGCTCCTCTGTAACTACTCCCGTCTGGGGTGGTATGCCCATCACTGAAGAAATCCCTCCCGTTTCTTCTCCGCTGGGCTCTACCATCGTGAACGCCACCGACTTGAGCGGCGCGGCTTCTACTGGTATCTTGGTGTATAACCAAGCCTTCAATGGAATTACCACCCCTCAAAGCACTGCCCCGCTGTTCTCCGCTGGCATGACTGTGAACTTCTACCGTTTCGGTAGCGGCGCTCGCATCCCCCTGCCTTGCGATTCCACCGTGGTATCTTTGGACGGTTCCAGCATTGCTGAAACTGTGTACTGGAACTACAGCACCAACATTCTGACTGCAACCCAGCCTGTTTCTGGACAAGCCGCTTTGCCCGTCAAGATCATCCGCGTAAGCACCTCCGGCAATAAGGTTGTGTCTTACAACGGTACTACCGGAAACGCTAACTGGACTAGCACTCTGTCGGATGGCGTTACGCCCGCCGCTGTTGCTGTTGTCCTGATCTAAAGGAGATAAGCTATGTCCAGTTTCGCCCCTTCATTTGTAACTGTTAACCCGCACTACATGATGCCCGAACTGATCATGCAATACAGTTTGGCTTCTGGTGCGTTCACCACTCTGGCTACCGAGAATCCTATGGCTCGTCTGGGTGAAGCTGACCTTTATGTGTATGCAAAAAAGGTTCAGTTGACTTCCCAAGTGCAAGCCAGCCAGTCCCAAGTTAACCAACTGCCTTCGGCTTCTGTGATTCCTTCGATGATGTCCACCGCGACTTATCGTATGCAGACCCGCGCCCAGTACGATAACTTTGACACCGCCGCCACTGGCGCATGGGGCTATTCTCTGCCCGAAGCCATGCGTCTGGCCGCTCGTCAAGGTATCGCACAGCAAATGCGTAACGCCCTGTTGTACGGCTTCAACCCCGCCAATGGCGAAGGTCTGCTGAACACTGCTGGCGCTACCACCCAGACCCTCGGTGCTGACTCCAATGGCAACACTGGCTACAGCACTTGGGATTCGGGCCAACTTGCTCAGTATCTGCTGAACATGATTGGTGCTTTGAAGGTTCGCACTTTGCAAATCGGTTCTCCTCTGCGTCTGGTGTTCCTTGCTCCCCAGCGGTTCATCAGCCAAATCTCCTACTCTGGCGTTGTGTCTTTGACCCAATTCCAACGTATCGGTGCTGGTGTTGAAACCGCCGCTGGTCTGGTGGAAACCGTAGCAAGCTGGGCAGGTGGTGACGATGTTTCCTTCGCCGCTGATGACACCCTCATCGGCCAAGGCGCTGGCGGCACTGATGCCATTCTGCTGATCGCCCCTGAGTTGAAGGTTCCCAAGGCCAACGAGCGTATCAACACCAACGTTTTTGCTACTCTGACCCCCAATCAGACTGCAACTTCGCTGATGCTGACCGATATGCCTGCTCCTATGGAAATCCCCACTCCTATCGCTGACGGTGGTCTGACCACTCTGTTCACGATGCGTAGCACTTCCGGCTGGGGTATTCGTCCTGAAGCACTCACTGTGCTGTCAGCCGCGTACTAAAAGGTCGATAGTGGTAAAGAAAGCCCCGGGCATAAAACCCCGGGGCTTTTCTTATGGTATGATGCAATCTCATTTCCTCTCTCCGCCCACACCCTGTGGGTTTTATAGGCGCATCTATATGGTGCGCCTCTTTTTTTGCTATACTGGCTGAACCCGTGTGATGCCGGGAACAAGTCAAAGGGGGAGCGGGGGGTCGAAAGACCCCGCATCATCCGTTCCCCCGCCCTCTTGGGAGAGAACGATGAAACTGTATATTGCAAACTGTAGCAAAAATGAACACTTGTTCACTTATATGTTGCCCGAAGTCCCTCGGCCTTTTTCGCATAGCATCCGGGCTGGCGGTCAAATTGAAATCCCCGGCGGCCAAGATGCCATTGATGCAATCATCAAACAGCACGAAATCTATGGGATGCAACCTGTAGATAAAGTGGGCAAAGGATTTGGCGGCTTGTGTTACCGCCTTGATAAGCCTATCAGCGTTGAAGCGATCAAGTCCGGCTTTACCCAGACTGAACAAGAAATGGTCGAAAGATCACTTGAGGCTCGGAAAATCACTGCCGCCGCTCAAGATCAGATTTTCTCCCGCACTGCACAAGAAACAGGGATGCAAGTAAAGTCTGGCATTGAGTTTGAAGTAGTTGAAGAAAAGAAGAATCAGGCTGATAATGAGCCCAAGTTCCAACAGACCATTGAGGTAGTCCACGAAGGAATTGCTCCTCGCCGTGGCCGTCCTCGTAAATCAGCATGAGGTAATATATGGCAGACCCCATCACGAACCCTCCAACCCTAGCGGGATTTATTGCATGGTCAAGGGCTGTGATGGGGGTTCCCACTACCGCAATATCCGATGACGACCCCGGTTTTGCATACGCTTTTCAAATTGCAACGGATGTCGTTCCAGCTTGCTTCCTTTTTCCCGACATTTACACCATAACGGTGTACAACTGGGCGGGAAGCAATCTCATTCAATTCCAGCAAGATTACCCCGGGCAGAATTATTTTACTGTTGCTCGCGCCGCATATGGAATCAATAATTTCGTGGCTGGCGTAGTTTCTGAAGCCAATGATGTGTCCACAGGCGAGCGCCTTGCCATTGGCGAAGGGCTTCGAAATCTTGATTTGTTGTCGCTCCAGAAGGTGAAAGACCCTTATGGACGACAAGCCGTGGCCTATATGCAACAAATCGGAACCCTCTGGGGGCTGACTTAATGAAAGTCGAATTCGGCGTTGAGGATGTAGTCTATTTCATTGACGGCGAAAGAACATCCGGTGAAGTAGCCGCCGGGTTGGAAAAAGACTACGGCATCATGCAGGCATTTTTCGATATGTATGGCCAAACCACCGCAGATAACCTAGCGCAAGCGATGGTTGGCGAGTTTGAAACTGGGAAATTCAATTTTGATCCAAAGTTCACCCAAGCCGATTTCCATGATTTCTTGTCCTACCAACAAGTAGAATCGGTGGGCATCCCGGGCGTTCCTACTGAACGGGCGCTGAAAGGGCGGTACACCAAGGGTAAATTGACCAAGCAAGCCCGAAAAATCCGTGGAAAACGCGCCCCTGTTGAGGAAGGCTCACGGCGACCATCTTTTATTGACACGGGGCTTTACCAAGCCTCATTTAGAGCGTGGGTTGAAAAATAATGGCTACTGTACAAGAAACTATCGGCGCGAAGCCAGAGTTGGGGGCTGGCCTGACGGAAGGGATGCTGACCCTATCGGGCAATGAAACAGTCACCTTCACCCTCTATGTGAAATTGGTTCTACCGCTTGATGGGTATGTGTTCTGGGTAAATGCCGCTTTGGTCAATGATTCAGCCTTGTACAACGCCCTGACCTATGGTTTCGGGATGTTCAACAACCCCAATAGCGCGGTGCTCCCGGCCAGAACGCTTTCAGTACCCGGCGCATTTCATTTCAGCACTGACCTGCATCAGCTTGAGGACAGAAACGTATCGCATAACCATGTGATATTCACTTCTCCCCAGTTAATTCAGGACTTCAACCTGATTAGCCCCAATTTGATGTATGTGGCTTCCTATCAGGAGATCAAATTCGCCTTCTCCCGCCGGGATAACTACTTCAAGCAAGCCGACTTGTACCACTACAAGGGCGATGCGCTATATGCGGTGATGACGACCCAGTTAATTGATTCAATGTCTGGGTTCGATACTTCAAGCGTCATCGTATCCAATAGTCTGCCGATATGGTTGGCCCTAAATCAGTATTTCCCGATGTATCCGGCGTTCCTGAGCGGGCTTAATTACGCCCCTCCTTATGCAACAATAGATATTACAGATACCACGGCGATTCAATCTTTCCCGCTGGTAGATAGAAATTCAAACCCCAACCAGTTAGTCAAGGATACGGTCAAAGTAACAATTTATGGTATCCGGAATAACGAGGCTTTGAATTTCATGGAATATGTGTTTCAATCGAGCATAAATACCGATAACTTTGGTATGATGAACTTGCCTGTAGTGGTGGATGAAAAGTTGACCCAACCGGAATTCGGGATTATTGCAATGAAAAAATCCATCGAATTTGAAGTCAGTTACTATCAAACTACGGTCAATAATGTAGCACGGAAGTTGATAACCGAAGCATTTTGTAGTTTTAACCCCGTATAAGGAGTAAATCATGGTTCAACAATATCTGCCCATCAAGAATAACGTGCTGATTACCGGGAACGGTACCAGTATTGTCAAAAATATCACCGCCGCCACCGTGGTTAAGCCTGTTGCTGGCCGCATCGCTCGTATCAGCGTTCTGGTAGCTGGTTCTACTACTGGCTCCGTGAATGACTGTGCCACTACTGGTACTGTTGCTTCCGCTAACGAAGTGGCTGTAATCCCCGATGTCGTGGGCGTGTATGCTATCGACCTGCCTTGCAGTGTTGGCATCGTTGTGACCCCCGGCACTGGCCAAACTCTCGCTGTAAGCTATTCCTAATAGGGGGCTGTCATGGCTAATATCGTAACTGTATCGGTATCGCAACAGGTAGCAAGCGCACCTTCTACCTTACAGCGTACCGGAGCCTTGGTGTCCCAAGGTGCAACAATTCTGGCCACGGGTAGCACTCAACTTCTGACCAAAATGGCAGATTTGACGGCTATCCTGACTCCTGCAACCACCATTTCCAGCATGGTTTTATCCTCTGGAACCGTGACTGTTACTACTGCAACGGCTCATGGTATCCCCATCGGAGATACGATTTCAGGCATTATTTCCGGCGTAGTTCCTACCGCTTATAATGGTACTTACCAAGTAACGGCTACCGGAACCAATACCTTTACCTATCTCTTGTCGGGTAGCCCCGGTGCAGTAACTACCGAAGGCTCTTACCTGAATGAGTCGGTTCAAGACTTAACGGCAATGGCTACCACCTATTTCGCTCAAAATACTGGCGTGGCAGTGTACGTTCTGGAATTAGGCGCTAACACTGGTGCTGGCGGCAATACATCTTTGCAAGCCTACATCAATTCACCGACTACCCAGTTCTACAGCTATTGCTTGACCACTGAAATGTCCTCCGCGTCAAATTTTGTGTCAATGGCTAGCGCATTTGAATCTACTACTTCACAAGTGTATTTTTATGCAACGGTCAATGACACCACTTCTTTCACTTCGTTTGAAGGGATTAAGTCCATTGTCTGCACTTACGAAAGCCCAACGGCTCCTGTAACCCAATGGGATGCCGCCGCTATTTTTGCTCAAACTTTGGCCTACAATCCTAGCGCAAGCAATCTGGCTTCCCCGCTGGAATATACCTTTGTGTATGGCGTTATTCCTCCCGTTCTGACCGCTACCCAACAAACCACCCTGCTCAACGCTGGCGTGAACTTCATCGGTACTGGCGCACAAGGTCAAATCAGTCTGGACATCATCTATGGTGGAACCACGATGGATACTCAATCGTGGAACTATTGGTACACGGTTGATTGGTTGTCCATCAATGTTGGTATTGCTCTTGCCGCCGCTGTAATCAATGGTAGCAACACTCCTCAAAATCCGTTGTATTACAACCAATCCGGTATCAATACTTTGCAAAAAGCGGCTCAAGCAACGGTCAATAGCGGTATTGCCTTCGGGTTGATTCTCTCGCCCGCCACCGTAAACGCAGTGTCATTCGTCACTTATACCACCCAGAACCCCACGGATTATGCGGCTGGTATCTATAAGGGTCTGAGTGTTACCTTCGTTCCTCTGCGTGGATTCAGTGCAATCACTATTTATCTGACCGCATCTAACATTCCGGTCTAAAGGAGTAAATAATGTCCAATCCACAAGTATATCAAGGTACCCTTAATAGACTGCTGGCGAGCGTCTATTACGCAGATTACCCCGCACTAAATGTGACTTCATCCTATCTGGCTAAAGAAGCCCTCGGCATCTCGTTTGATGGCGATACTTCTCAACTGATTGGGTCGTTGACTGGTGCGGTAACAAGCCCGGAGCCTTACATTTATGGTACTTGTACCATTCATTTGCTCCGTTCCCAAGCGCTGTCGGATGCTTACAAAACTCAAATTGAAACCAATACGACTTTGGGTTCGGTAACGGTTTTCCCCGATTCCGTAACTTTGTCGCCTTTTCAACTCAATAATTGCGTGTTGCAAAGCATTCAAGAAGTGATGTTTGATGGTACCCAAGCCGGACTGGTTGTTCGTCTGCGTGGCGTATACAGCATCAACGCGGCTCTGTTCGCGGCTTCGTAATAACTCCCCTCCCCTTCGGGGGAGGACTTTTTTAGGAACTCTGTGATGCGAGTAAATAAAAAGCTGAACCTTGTCTTTCCGTTGGTTACGGATGATGAGCGGAAAATGTATGTCCATTCGGCTCCTATCAGCCGGGATGTATTTGAGCAGTTTTATTCTGAACTTGGTGGTGTATTCACCAAGTGTTTTGAGGGGATGAATGAAGCGCATTTGGCGCTTGCCGCTCCTCAACTAGCTTATCCAGCCTTGAAGTCGATGGCTAGGAAGGCTGGAACTTGGGAAGATGTGCGTACAGGCTTGGTGAATGAAATCATACGCCTTACGAATATCGTCACCGCCGGAAATGCTGGATGGGAAACCATACCAATGGATGCCGCTATCAAGCAGGAAACGATTAGCGAAGATGACGCAGGGAGGGTGTTGAGCGACTTGGTTTTTTTTACGTCAATATCGCTGGTTGCGCCCCTCCAATTCAAGGAGGCATTTTTGCAAGCGGCGGGTTCCCTACGCGACTGGGATTTCATATCCTCGAACTCTACGGAATACATGAATGGATTGCCGACATTGACCGTCAAAGAGAGTACGAAGAAGAAAATATCATCGCCTATATCCTGAACCATCTGACAAAGGTTGGCTTTAAGGAGTTTATGAAGGAAAATGGTGCTGAATACACCGATGCAGAGGAGTTTCGACATCGTTACATTCTGAAATCCTTAACCGATAGGCAGTAAGATATGGCAACAAAATCAATCATCTCTATTGAAGTAAAAGACGAAAAATTCAAAGAGTTTCTTGTCGTCTTTAATAAGTACCGTGATGCAGTAAAAGAGATGAAAGCGGAATGGAAAGAAGTATCCAAAGCCGCCAATGAAGCCGCTGGTGAATCCACCAAGGCCACCAAAAAGTTTTATGAGGATTTCAAGAAGGAAACCGAAGTCCTCAATAAAATTCCCGAAAAACTCAGAAAGATTGGGCAAGCCGCTCGTGAAGCGGCTGAAGAATCAGCGCGGGCTACTCGAAAATTCTCCAAATCCTTTTCTGAAGATGAAAGCCGCTCTCCCGGTTTTTGGCGGCGTAAGCGCGAGAAAACCCAAGAGGAGATGGACAAACTCGGCAAAAAGACCAAAGAGCATACCAAAGACCTGAAAGATGGCAATAAGGTCTTGGATGATACCGAAAAGAAAACCGGAAAAATCAAAGATAACTTTACTGGTACTTTTGGATTGGCCAAAGATTTGTTCAAAATTATTGGTGGCCCAGCGGGTCAATTAACAGCTATTTTTTCGGCTACTTCAGAGGCGGCTAAGGAAGCAAGCAGTGTTCGCCGTGAAGCGTTGGGGGTTGGCGTTTCTACCGGAGTGCTTCGTTCAGCCGAAGTTAATTTATCCCCCATTATTGATGCTAAAGCTACGCTTGAAAAAATAGCTGCGTTGCGTAGTTATGGCGCTGGGCGGGGACAATTAAGCGCCATGACTGGAATGCGTGTTGATGAAAATACTCCAGTTGAACAAATACTGACCACTCTTATAAGAACCGTTGGGCGTGAATATAAAGCCCATCCTTATATGGAATATGCTAAAGGTCGTATGTGGACACAAGCGTTATCCGAGGAAAATATCCGGCGTATTGGGGCTATGCAGATTCCGGAGCAAGAAGCAAGGCTTCAAAAGTTTGAAAAAGACATTCCAATACTGAATACTTTGGATGCCTCGAATGAAAAGTTAACCGACTTCAAAAACGCGGTTGATACAGCAAAAGAAGCATTACAAGTCCTTACCAATAATGTATTGTTGCCTTTTGCCAATTTTTTTAAGCCTTTTGTCGACTTTTTTGCAAACACTATAGGCGGGTTTAATAAATTCATTGAAGATTGGAAAAAAGACCCTGCTTTAGCAATAGCGAATGACCTGAAAAGTGGCGAATCCGACCTTGAAAGTGTATGGAATTTTCTGAAGCACCCGGGGGCCATAAATACTCCGTCTGAATCATGGCAAGAAACGGTTAATAAACCGTCTTTCTGGGATAGGATGGAAAAGTATTGGAATCCTGTTCAGCCGCCGAATGTTTCTGGTGGCTGGGATGACTCGACTGGCGGCACTTTAGCTGACCGCAATGTTAACCCCGTCAATCTCAAGTTCGCTAATCAGCCCGGCGCTGTACTCGGTGAAAAAGGTTTTGCTAAATTCAGCACCCCGCAACAAGCATTTCAGGCTACGGCAAGCCAGTTGCAAAGCTATGCGGCTGGTACTTCTCAGGCGGCACATTTTCAAAAGCTAAGTAGCATAAGAGAAATAATCTCCGCCTATGCACCTAAAGGGGATAAGAATGATGTGGAAGCCTATGTGAAAGAGGTGGTTCGACAAACTGGCTTTAATGCTGATGCACGTTTTGGTGGCCAATATAGTCTTAATAACCCACAAGTATTGGCAAGCATCATGGCGGCTATGGCAAACATTGAAAGTGGAACACGGAGATATACCCAGCAAACCGTAATTAACCTTATGTTGACCAATAACACCGGTGGTAATATCAATATGAACGCAACCGCTATGCAGGGTGTTCTTTCCCCCGGCATATCCGGAGGATGGTAATGGATATTTTTAGCGAACAAACGCAATTTCAACAGAACTATGAAATAAATCCTATTGTTCTGGTCAATGGCATTGCTGGTTCTGGAAGCACCATGAACATAACCGTGCTGACGGAAGGCTATGACCAAGTGTTTGGCAACCCTGATGACTATTTTGCCCATTTTAAGCCCGTAAGCGGCGGTACACTGCAAGAATGGCAAATTGCCGAATACCCCTTTGCTACTGTTCAGATGGCGGCAAATGCAGTAATTCAGATGCCATTAAAAGTCAGTTTGATTATGGCTTGCCCTGCCAAGAATTCGACCAATACAAATCGAAATACTTACCCGGCCAAATCCGCCATTATTACCAATCTCAAGACTCAACTGAATCAACACGTTTTGTTAGGGGGTACTTTTACCGTTTTGACCCCGGCGTATACCTATGAAAACTGCCTTTTGGTTGCTCTGCGTGACATCAGCAGTGTTGCTGATAAGCAAGTGCAATTCTTGTACCAATGGGATTTTGTTCAGCCGTTGATTACTACTGAAGCGGCGGCGGCTATTTATAGCAATACTTTGAACAATATCAACAATGGGGTATTTGTTAACACCCCATTATCTTGGAATAACCCATGACGATTATAAACTTCACACCTTCTGCCACTTCAGCGTTTCAATTCAACCCCACGCTTGATGGGCTTCCTTATGTAGCTACTTGCACATGGAATATCTATGGGCAACGATATTATGTCAATATCTACAATTCGTTCAATACTTTGGTTATGAGCCGTCCGATTATTGCTTCCCCCGATAACTATGACATCAATTTGCTGAAGGGGTACTTTACGACTTCTTCGCTCGTATATCGGGCTTCGTCTAATAACTTCATCATCACGCCATAATGCGCTATTACAATATCGACATTACGGATACCAATGGGCTTCAGTTAGCCAATTTTTCTACTTTGACTGGTGGCCAGACCAATGGAGCCGCGCTAAAAGTGGAAGTGGAAGTATTCCAAACATTTTTTGCTACCCCGGCTCAGAATTCATACATCAAGATTTATGGGATTGATTATTCCCAAATAAGCCAAGCCACAAATTTTAACGACCAAATCGTAACCATTTCTGTGGGGATGTCGCCGGGGCTCCCTTTGGCTTCTGCACAGCCTCCTACTGGGCCTATTGTTATCGGCACGATATTTCAGGCTTTTGGTAATTGGCAAGGAAATCTAGTTACCCTTGATTTAATCGTTTTGCCGTATATTTTTGATACTACTAAAGAGGTTAACTTATCCGGAACTTGGGCTAAAGGCTCAAAATTAAGTGATAATGTAGATTCAGTCCTTGGAACCGTATTTCCAAAATCATCCTTGATTGGTAGTTTCTCCCCCAACTTGGTGCTTCCAGAAACCCAGCCATATCTCTATACTAGTCTGGAACAGTTTTCACGCTTTGTTTATTCATTAAGTAAATCAATAATTATAGATTCAGCGTACATGGGGGCAAATATCGCATCTAATTCTACTGGGTTTGTATTGACAGACGGAACACCAAGTTCGGGTGAAAGTAACTCATATAACAATCCTGTTGTTATCAGTATTTATGATGTAATTGGTAATTTAACTTGGATTGACGCTGTTACCATTCAGGCTAAAGTAGTCATGCGGTCAGATTTATCTATGGGGCAATTCATTACGTTCCCCAAAGGATTCCCAATTTCGACCAACAGTAATACGTATGTGCAAACAAGAAATAATATGTCTTTTCAAGGCGTATTTATGATTACCTTAATCCATCATTCTGGAGATAGTAGACAAGCTGATGCAAATAGCTGGGTAACTATTATTAACGCTGTTATCATTCCGGCTCCGACCTCATGACAGCCCAAAAAATACCTTTTTCGGTTTCGATTAACAATTTCGTTACTGACCGCTTAAACAACTTCAATGGGCTGTTTGGGAAAATTTTGCCTGTTTCTGTGGCGGCGGTTGACCCTGTAAACGCTATTGTTACAGTAAAATTTGAAATCAACACGGGCGGAGTATTGACGCTCCCCCAAGTACAATGCCCCATCATTGGGAGCCAATACATTCGCATCCCGGTGCAAGTAGGCGATTATGGCATCGTCATCGCGGCTGATACGCGCTTGGGCGGGGTTACAGGGCTTGGAGATGGGGTAGCCCCCTTGAGCCTCCCCAGCAACCTTGGGGCGCTTGTATTCGTGCCTATCGGTAATTCTGGGTGGGTCGAAACAGACCCCGATTCATTAGTTTTATCCACGCCGAACGGTGGAGCATCCATAGTTATCTCGCCTAGTGGTATAACTATAGAAGGAAGTATGGATGTTACTGGCAATTTGTCTGCTGGTAATGGTATAACAACCTCATTCACCACTCCGACTGGTCAAACAGTCACCGTGGAGAATGGGATCATTACCAATATCTACTAGGTGATTTATGGCCAAATGTTACAACTTGCTGAATTCGGCTGTATTTAATGCTTTGGGGATACAGATTCAGAACTGTTCCACGCAAAATGAATTGCAGACCTTAGTGAATACTGTGTTCCAAGATATATCTACGCTTGAAAGCACAATGAATAGCCAATTAAATTATTTGGCCCCAATCGCCGCATTATTAACTCCGCCGACATCTCCTACGGATGCCGTTACTTGGATAACAAGTTATATTACAGATGTGTTGACCCCCATGTATCAACCTTATATCACCCAAACAGCACAACTGGCGGCTTTGGCTATTCAAGTGTCAAATTTGACCACGCTAATAAATACCGTGGCATCGCAGAAAAACTTTACAATAACCATTCCCCCAATTAACCCGACCTATTGCACATTATGAGAACCTATGGAATAGACCCAAGTACGGGTAATTGGACTGTGCTGACCCAAGCGCCGATTGTTGGGCCTTCCAACCCCATTACTACGCCCATCAATAGTGTGACTGGGAATACATCGTACATAACCAGTACGCTTTATGTTGCGCTGGCCTCTTTTTCTGATGGGCCATCAACAGTTAATGTTGGCGATATTCTTCTGAATGACCAAGTATTTAACCCGGATGGGTCTTTGGCGCTTAACACTTGGACTGACATTGATACCGGGGCGATTTTGGCTTCTGCCCCGTCCAGTCAGTACATCAATGTTTTGGCAAATGGCACACAGGGGTTTTTTACCGCTTATGATCTAACTCAAGGGGAAGTGGCTATTGTGGATGCTAGCTATATTTGGCTGGCTACTTTGGCCCAAACTTTGCGTCTATCGCAAAATGAAAGCCCTTTTTATGCCAACTATGGCATCCCCGGGCAACAGTCGGTTAACAGCCAAATTGCTCCTACAGCGGCCATCAACCGGACGCAAGCCCAATTTGCCCAGTATTTTTCCAGTTTGTCGGTTGTCAGAAACCCCAATGCAACAGAACCGACTTACAATATAACTGCTGTGTTCTTGAACGGCACAGTTGTTCAATCTGTCGTAGCGACTTGAGGATGATATGGCGATAATGACTTCAGCCGGGGCTGTTCCTAGTAGCCCCCAAACCCTTCTAAATGCAGAGATCGAGGCGGCAACCGCTCTTTCTCCCGGCTTGACAGCTAACCTCCCCGGTTCTCTGATTGAAGATATGGCTTCTACTGCCGCTGGCGCTGTGATTGTGCAAGACCAAGCCTATGTGGACTTGGTTAACTCTATCAGCCCTTTGACGGCCAACGCGTCCATTCTGTACCAACTCGGGGCTGTTTATGGCGTTACACAAGGACAAGGCTCTAATACATCGGTTTTTGTAACCTTTTCTTCAGAAACCCCCGGTTTTGTTATCCCCGCTGGATTCATCGTATCTGATGGAACCTATCAGTATGTAGTTCAGGACGGCGGGATTGTGGCAACAAGCGGGCAAAGCGCCGCCCTGTATTGTTTGGCTACTGTCGCTGGCACTTGGGCTGTTCCTGTAGGAACTGTAACCACGATCATTACTTCGGTTCCCTCTGGCATTACTCTGACCTGCACGAACCTATCCACTGGTACGCCCGGTGCCGCCGCTCAGACTCTCCCTGCTTATCAGGCTCAAGTAATTCAAGCTGGGCAAGCCGTGGCTCAAGGGATGCCAACATTCCTCAAAACCCAATTAGAGAATGTTTCAGGCGTTCAATCTCGGCTTGTTTCGGTACAACAATCAGGCTCGAATTGGACTGTGCTTTGTGGTGGGGGCGACCCTTATGAGGTGGCTAACGCTATCTTTACCGGACTGTTTGATATATCCAATGTAATAGGCTCTATCTTTACCGCAAGCACGATTACCGCCGCAACGGACGCGGTGATTACCGTTCCCTACTATGTTGGCTATACAGTCGGAGAAGTTATCACGGTGGCGGGGGCAACCCCGACTGCGTATAACACCACCTATACCATTACGGGTATTTCCTATACCTATACGGGAACGGGTGTTAATTCTGTCATTACCACTAGCACCAATTCATCAGCTTTTGGGGCTTATGTTTCTGGCGGGGTGGTAACGCCCAACCCCCGGAATGTGGTAGTTTCTATCAATAATTACCCTGATACTTATTCGGTTACCTTCATTAACCCCCCATCTCAAGCGGTGGCTATGACCCTGACTTGGGCAACCATTTCCCCGAACTACGTATCCCCGATATCGGTGGCTTCTGCTGGAATTCCCGCAATAGTGTCATATATCAACAGCATTACTGTGGGACAACCGATTAGCGTGTTTGAGATTCAGGATGTGTTCCAAAATGCGGTTGAAAGTCTTTTAGACCCCACGCTGATTTCTGAAATGAATGTGGCAATTACGATTAACGGGGCTTCGGTTTCGCCTTCCTCTGGCGGTATTATGATTTTTGGCGACCCGCAATCGTTCTTTGAAACCTCGTCTGCCGCAATCACCATTACACAGGCTTAATCATGCTGACCACGACCCTTCCAGCATATTTATATCAGCAGTACAACAACGATCCTGACTTATTGGCGTTTTTCACTGCATATAACAACACATCGCAACAGTATTTGGACAATGTTAATGATCTGAATTTGCCCATCTATACTGTTCAGAGTGGCCCCATGCTGGATTGGGTAGGAAATGGGCTTTATGGAATCGCAAGACCCGTCATTCCTTTTGGTACTTCAACCCTGACGAAAGGGGTTTATGACTCTGACCCATACGATACCCGGCCATACAATCAGGGGCTTTTGGCTCAAAATGGAATAGCCATTACTTCGATGTCATGGTCGGCGGGGGTAGTAACCGCAACAACCGCTTCTGCTCCCCCCGGAATTGCCATCGGCAATGTCTATGTGGGAAGCATTTTTGGCGTTACTCCGGCGGGGTATAACGGAGTTTTTTCCCTGACTCAAACTGGAACTACGACATTTACATATCCATTGGCTACAAATCCGGGGGCAGTAACTATCGAAGGGAAACTTGGAACCACCGCTAATCTGGCTTCGGATGACATTTATCAACGGGTTATCACTTGGAACTTTTACCGTGGCGATGGATACCAGTTTAATGTATCATGGCTTAAAAATCGGGTATATCGGTTCTTGGCCCAAGCCAATGGCCAGCCAGCGCCAATACCCAATACCTATGCCATAAGCGTTTCCTTTTCATCCGGGAATGCTGTTACTATCCACATAGGTTCATCGCTTAATGCCAATGCTCCAATTTTGCAAGCATTGATCAATTCAAGCGTGTTGCAGTTGCCGTTTCAGTATGTTTTCAATGTGACATATTAAGAGGTTGCCTATGCTGGCTTTATTCGCAAACAACATCCAAACCACGCTGGCATCCAATATCACTTCTGGACAGACCTCTATTAGCCTTGCTTCGGCTACTGGGCTTCCTGCGCCTACCTCTGGTCAATACTTCGTGATGACCTTTACCAGCGGTTCTACCAATGAGATTGTGTGGGTAACGAATGTATCTGGTACGACAATCACCTGTATTCGTGGTCAAGAAGGAACCGCCGCCCAAAGTTTTGTAGCGGGGTCTTTTGCAAGCTGTTTCCCTACTGCCGGAACCATGAGAACTCTGGTTCAGGCTGACCAACTTCAACAGAATTACTATACCTACACCGATGCGGGAGGTACTGCCAATGCGCTGACGGGGGCTATCCCTTCTGATTTAACCGCCCTTTCCGATGGCATGATGGTTATTGTAAACGCCGCGTATGCCAACACCGGGGCGGCTACATTTAACCTGACTCTTGGTTCTACGGTTACTGGCGCATTGCCGATTGTTTTTGGCGGGAATGTGGCTATTACTGCCGGGGTTATTCCGGCGGCTGGAACCCAAATTCTGCTGATTTATAGTGATTCGTATAACGCATGGGTATTGGCTAATCCTACGATTATCTTGACTTCCTATGCGCCTTTGGCAAGCCCTACATTTACTGGGGTTCCTCTGGCTCCTACGGCGACCACCGGAACTAATACTACACAGATTGCTACCACGGCATTTGTGCAAAATACTGTTGCCAATTATGCCCCTCTCTATAACGCCGCATTGACCGGAACTCCGACTGTACCAACGGCTACGGCTGGAACTAGCACCACGCAAATTGCTTCCACAGCTTTCGTGGCGGCTTCTTTTGCCCCATTGAACTCCCCTGCTTTTACCAACACCCCCACGGCTCCAACAGCCACTATTGGAACTAATACTGCACAATTAGCAACTACGGCATTTATACAAGCGGCTGTTGGAGCGTTATTTACTTCTGTTCATGTTGTTACTGGGTCTAGAGCAAGCGGAATCGGGTACACAAATTCAACAGGTAAACCAATGCAAGTTTGCATTTATACCTCTGGGGCTAACTTTGAAACAATAGTATTTTATATTGATGGTACCCAAGTATGTAATATCAACAGCGGTTCAAGTGGCGGGGCGGCAAATTTGGTTGCCATTGTTCCAAGTGGCGGGACATATTCTGCCGTTTTATCCTCTCTCGCCCAATGGGTAGAAATTTATTAAAGGAAAAATTATGGCTTACATTTACGCACAAGGAACATTGACTGGAACTACTGCTGTGGTCAATATGCCCAATACCCCTACCCCCGTTTCGATAGTGCTGAACTCTGCCGCATCGGGTCGGGCTATTCAATTTTCATTTGATGGTACGACTTTTTATGCGGCTGTTTCTCCGACCTATACGGAAACCAGTCAAATCGTTTATACCCTTCAGTTTCCGGTAGCGGCTATTAAATTCACCGGGGCGGCTAACGATACCTACTCGATTCTATGATTTTACTGTTCTCCAATCAGGCGGTAACCACGCTTGCCTATCCTATTGGCTCGTCTGATACAACCTTAACGGTTGCAGGGGGAACAGGCGTTGAGTTTCCTAATCCCGGCGCAAATGAAGCATTCAAACTGACTATTTCTAGCCCAACAGATTCGTTTATCAACGAAATTATGTTGGTAACGGCAGTTAATGGGGATGTTTTCACCATTTTGCGTGGGCAAGAAGGAACCATTCCCCAAGCATGGGGGCAGGGTTCTTTCTGCTCTAATCTGATGACCGCAGGAACGGGTAATGACTTCGTTCAGCCTGACCAACTGCTCACTGGTCAATTAAGCGCATATTTTGATAATTTGGAAGCAAACACCGGGCAAGTTCTAGCAGTTCCGGTAAACCCCGAAGATATTACCAATAAAGAGTATGTGGATAATCTGGCCTATGGTTTTCAGCCTAAAGCTGTCTGCCAATGTGCCACAACTACGAATATCGTTCTGTCTGGGCTTCAAACGATTGATGGCTATACAACTTTAGCCAATGACCGGGTATTGGTAAAAGACCAAATCGACCCCAGCCAAAACGGTATTTACAACGCCTCTACTGGCGCATGGACTCGCTCCAGCGACATGAACACTTGGGCTGAAATCGTTAATGCCCTGACCTTTGTGAAAAACGGGACAGTCAATATCAACACTGGCTGGGCATCCATCGTTCCGCAAATCGGCACGATTGATGTTACCCCTATCTATTGGACTCAAACATCCGGTCAAGGACAGTCTGGATTCTCCGGCTATTCTGGCACTTCTGGGTATTCCGGCTCTGGCGTAAGCGGTTACTCTGGCTATTCTGGCCTTGGTTTGTCCGGCTTCTCTGGATATTCTGGCGCACCCGGTTTCGGGTTTTCTGGTGTATCTGGATATTCTGGGTTCTCTGGTTCCGGCATCTCTGGGTACTCTGGTTACTCCGGGCTTGGCTTTTCTGGTTACTCTGGCTATTCAGGTCTGTCTGGTTATTCAGGCCATTCTGGTTATTCTGGCTACTCTGGATTTAGTGGCATTAGCGGGTATTCGAGTTATTCTGGCTACTCCGGAATCAGCGGTTACAGCGGAATCAGCGGTTACAGCGGAATCAGCGGCTACTCCGGGTTCTCTGGAATTAGTGGCTATAGCGGAATCAGTGGTTACAGCGGTTGGTCGGGCATTAGCGGATTCTCTGGTTGGTCTGGCATAAGCGGATGGTCAGGATATTCCGGCTATAGCGGCATAAGTGGCTGGTCGGGTATCTCTGGTTATTCCGGTTATTCCGGAATTAGCGGCTGGTCGGGTACCTCCGGATATTCAGGATATTCTGGCATTAGCGGATGGTCTGGTATTTCAGGCTGGAGTGGATATTCTGGTTACTCTGGCACTTCTGGCTGGTCTGGAATTAGTGGATACTCTGGGTATTCTGGAATCAGTGGGTATAGTGGCTGGTCTGGAATCAGTGGCTATAGTGGCTTCTCTGGCATTTCTGGCTACTCCGGATATAGTGGAATTAGCGGATACTCCGGTATCTCTGGCTATAGTGGCATCTCTGGGTATTCAGGAATCAGCGGTTACTCTGGTTTCTCTGGAATCAGTGGCTACAGTGGGATGTCTGGAGCCAGTGGTGTTTCAAGCACCTATTATGAATATACTGCCGATACTGCCGCAACAACTGGCGACCCCGGCTCTGGAAAAGTTCTTTGGAATAACGCTACCCAAACTAGCGCAACTTCGCTGAATATCAGCAACTTTGAAAACACTGGTATCAATATCAGCCTGTTCCTGTCATTACTGGCGGCAACTGAAGATATTATTCTGCAAGACCAAGCATCAGTAGCAAACAGTCAAACTTGGCGCATTACAGGAACCCCCACCAATAATTCAACTTATTGGACTGTCCCGGTTTC